ATTCTTTGACGACTTTGTGGTACACCATAATCTTTTGCATTAAGAACATCATATATAATTTCATAACCTGTTTTTTTAAATTCTTCAAGAACTATTTCAAATGTTTTTCCTTTATTATGTGTTTTTAATCCTTTAACATTTTCAAATATGAAGAATTTTGGTTGGCATTCTGTAATAATTCTTATAAATTGAAATATTAAAGTTCCACGAAAATCTTCAAGGCCTTTTTGTTTTCCAACAGTTGAAAATGATTGACATGGCGAACCTCCAACTACAAAATCAATATTTTCTGATAAAAGATGTTTTACATCTAATTTATTAATATCATCATACCATCTATCTTCTTTAATTTCATAATTAGCAAAGTATGATTTTTTTACATATTTATCAATATCGCATGCGAACATAATTTCATTTTTTCTACCTTGAACTTGAAGTGCATGTTCAAAAGAACCTATTCCAGTAAATAATGTTCCAATTTTTAGTGATTTATTAACATTTATTTTCTCTAATACCTCCTTAACTTTTTCTTCAACTAATTTTTCAATTATATTATCTTTTTTACATGGACGTTTACGTTGTAAATGTTTATCATAATGTCCTTTTTGCGTAAATATTTTTTGACAATTTGAACAACTATAATTAACCATTTAGTTATATATAGTTATTTTGTAAAAAATAATTCTTATTCGTTTTTGAAAACGTATTTAAAAATATAATTATTTTTTTTAAAAAAAAGATGTTTAGTTTTAATGATGGTTCAATTTTACAAAAATATCCGGCAAGATATCTTTTAGCATTAGAAATATGGAATGGTAATCGTCTTCGTGATGAAAATCATATTTCGAGAATAAATAATTCGTTGGATTCAGTTAAAGATTTAGATAAATCACCTTATACACTTGCTATTATTAATGTAGATGGTCAACAACGTAAATATATTATAGATGGACAACATAGAATAACTGTATTAAAAAGATATTTTGAAGCTTTAGATGTTCCAGATTTTGAAGTTCTTATTATAGAAAAACAATTTAATGATGAATATGAAATTATTGAATATTTTAAAAAATTAAACCAAACAAAATCTATTTTATGGCGTGAAGATCCTGTAATGATAGCAAATCAATATGTAGAATTAATATGTCGTGAATTTAATAAAGATCCTAAAAAACTTCTAATAAAACCGGGAAAAACAAATAAACCATATTTATCATCTGATAGATTACGTGAAGCTCTAATACAGCGACATGTAGTTGAATGGAAAACAACTCCACAAGAATTTGTAATAAGATGTCGTGAAATTAATGATACACAACTTGAAGAGTTAGATACTTCAATAAATACAAATAAAAGAGCAAAAGAATTAAAATTTGTTTTAGGTATTTTAGATTTTACGTGGATTTAAAACAAATAATTTAGTTTATATCTAAAAGTTTTTTTTAAATAAGAAATGTCTAATGAACAATATTTATTATTGATTATGTTAAAAGATGGATTATAGATTTTAAAAACGAATTCATTAGTGTATTGAAATATTTATTTTAAAAAAAATCAAGAATGTTTTGCTGTAGACGTTTTACTAAAACTATTAATGATAATTTCAATAATGTTAATTCTGAACTAATTTATTTGAAAAGTGAACTTGAAGATCTTAAAAGTGAATTCAAAGAACTTCAAGTAAAACAACAACAAACTAAAAAGAATTTGGTAAAAATTATTGATACGTTTACATTGAGAGAATATGTATTGTTTAAAACAAGACTTCTAACAAAAAAACAAACTGAAACTTTGATTGATGATCTTTATACAACTTATGAAATTGATGAATCACATAGAAATATTAAAAATTTCGAAGAATTTTCTTTGGATAATCCAAAAATTTTGTCTTTTCTTAGACAAATTGAATTTCTAAAAAATATTCTTGATAAACTTAGAGAACCTGCATTGAAAGATTCAGATTATGCTGATATTAAAAAACTATGGTGTACTAAATATGAATATGATGATAATGGAGATTTTCTTAATAATGTTATTAAATCAGTTAAAAAAGTTCTACATAATTAAAATTTAAAAAAATGGAATTTTATTAACAATAAGTTTTTTCAATTCAAAAAAAGTTATTATATGCATTGGTTTGTTCGATGTGGAATCGGGGCAAATTTAATTAATTCAAAATCTTGGTCTGTAAATTCTAAAAATAGTAATGGGAAAATGTTTCTTGCAAACTATCAGAAAGGTGATATACTTTGGTTTCTAACAAATGTTAAAGGCGGACGTAAACTTATAGGAGTAGCAACTATATTTTCAGTTGTTGATAGAATTATTGGACCACTTATAACTCAAACAAATGCAGAAATTGGATGGACAGAAGGAGATTGGGGAGATAAACAACTTCATTATGAAGATTGTTTTCTAATTGAATGTCTAGATTTAAAACCTGATATTAAATGTATGAATAGCTTTATAAAATATAATCCGGAAACATGTAAAATAGATCTTCCAACAGAATATGAAAATATTTTAAAATATTCTAAAATACATAAAAAAATTTAAAAAAATTTAAGTTTATATCTTTCATTATCTGAAAGTAAAGAACGATGTTTTAAAAAATTAAAATATTTTTTTGCAAGATGATATTCTAAAAGTTTTGTATTTTTCTTTTAAATAGTTTGATATTGGATATGCATTTAATAATTTATTGACATCATCTATTGAAATAGAACTCATTTATTTTAAATAGTATGAATAATATTATAATGGAAATTATTATTAATAATACGAAATATGAATGTAAAATTTTTAATGTACATGAAATTTTAGATTTAGAAAAAACAAATCCTAAATTTATTAAAAATCTTGAAACAAGTATTAAAACATATAAATCAGATTCAAAGTTTAAAATTACTGATTTAATTGAAGAAACAAAAACATATAGACCAGATGCTAATGTATATCTTTTTGTTCGTCATAAAAAAAATACTATTGTAGCAACTATGAGAGTCTACATATATAAAAGAAAAATATATATTAATTTAGTTCATACAATTGAAAAATATAGAGGAAAAGGAATATGTCAAGCATTAACTAATTTTATGATTGAATATACACGAAATAAAATAAAATTATATGAATTAGAAGTTTTAGATACAAATATTCCAGCAATAAAATGTTATGAAAAGAATGGATTTGTATTTATTAAAAAAATAAACTATGGTTCTTCTATATATAATTTAATGAAACTTAAACTGACCGAATAAATTCCCATCTTAAATATTCACATATTTTTTCCCAAATTTGATCATGTGAAATTAATCTATCTCTTGATTTCAACAAAGGAAAATATACTTTATATTCATCTAATTCTAAAAGTTCGAAAAATTTATATAAAATGTATGAATAACTAAGGAAATTAGTACGATCATTAGGACAATACATAAGAAATGGTGCTTGAATTTCATTAAACATTGTACGTATTTTCTCTTCAATCTCCGGGGTGATTGTTGGTGGTGGATTTCCATTGAGTCTAGATAATATGTGCGCGGCATGTTCGTAATATTTACTACGATTTAATTTCTTTAAAATTTCCCTAATATCTTTTTCACATAAATCTGCTATATTTTTAATTCTACGTTTTCGTATTTCTATTATAACTTCATTCATTAAATCATCAGGTATTATTGTTGATTCTTTTGCTTGAAATTGATTTAAAATTTCATTTAAATGATTAATTTTTTTATATGCATAATTATTTCTTTCTTTTGGTGGATCTTTAAATCCTGTAAAATCTGATACAACCATTAAATATTCTTCTGATCCACATTCAGGACATACTAATATACCTTCAGATAAATTCTCTTCTCTTGCTATATTACAATTTGTACAATGTTCAGAATCTGAAGATACTTTTTCTGATCCAGTATATAATTTCATTCTTGATAAATAATCATCAAATATTTGTTTTTTTGATGTTCCATTTGATTTCTGTATAACATATTTCATAAATGTATGATCTTGTGGTTTTGTTGTTATTTGTGAAATTGTTTCTTTTTCATCATAATATTTTAAAAATATATCTGTATTTTTTGTAAAATATGATTTTGTAGATTCATATTCTTTTAATTTTTGTTTACATAATTGTAATTTTGTATAATTTTCTATACATTTTTTTTCATCTATTTCATTAGATTCTTCAAGTTCTTTTATAGTTTGTAATAAAAATTCACGATCAGTTTCAGAATCTTTTAATGATTGTAATGTAATTTGATGAACAGAATCTAATGTTCCTCCTAAATTTGTCTGTTTAATTTCACGTGAACGTTTCAAACGAAATGAATCAGACATGTTTATAC